ATCAATAGCGTCTGCGGCGTCCCACTTTTCTTCTTTTGTCGCAGGAATTTGCAGAGTTAGTGTGCTTTTCGCACCCGCTTCTTTGGCTTGTGCTTCTACAATCCGAGCTAATTTCTTGCCTGCTTCATCGTTATCAGGCCATAAGACCAAATCTTTGTTGCGCAGTTGCGTGAAGTCAAACTTACTGGCTGTGTTTTCAGACAGCATACCTGCACCACCGATGGTACAAGTCGCTGTATATCCTAGCTGTGTTAGAGCATCCGCGCACTTTTCGCCTTCGACCCAGATAACTGTGTTCGCACTTAAAACGTTCGGGATATTGTATAATGGTCTGGGTTCAGGAATACCTTGGCGACCATCCATGAACTGACGGAATTGTTTCTTTGGTTTGCCAGCACTATCCCGAACAATTTCTCCAGTTGCATCCCGGTCAAAGTATTTTCTAACTGTTACGAGAACCACGCCATCAGCATCAGTGTATGAATATTCGTCTTCGAACGGTGTACTGGGACTGATTGTACGCTTTTGTTCGGGTTCTGGCTGCACTGCTGGGGGCGGAGGAGTCGCCAATACGGAAAAGTTAACTGGATTGTTCGGCTTAACAATGTTTTCTGGCGGAGCAACGTAGTCTGCGGAGATGTAATCTTTGAAGTAATCCACGCATTCGGACAGGGAATACCCGCGTGCTTCTTTAAATACCTTACAGATGCCCCCGATGCCATCACCTGATTCGAAATCTTTGCCTGTCAGGAACCAAGGACTGCTAGTATCAATGTTTATGCGCAGTGATTGCCCTGCTTCGCCTTGCAATGATCCGATGAAAAACTCTTTGCCACGCTGTACCCCTTGAGGAAACGTTTCGATTAGTGCGCTCAATTGGACACTACGGGGAACTTCTCTTGAAATTCTCTCTGTTACCTCTCTGGGCGTCTTGCCAAAATTTAAAACATTCATTATCTTGTCCCTGTGGTCACAACTTAACTACTAAATATGGGATGCCGCCGACCAAGCGCGTCCCATATTTTTTTACTAATTCCAGCATGTTTCACGAAACTCGCAGAACTTGCACAGAAAAAAATCTTTACTTTGCGCAACACGCGGTAGAATGTCACCAGCTTTTGATGCCGTCAAGATATTCACCGCCCTGTCGCTTGCTTCTTGAGCCAAAGCCTTATTGTACGGCACTAGCTCATAATACACTTCTGAGGTGTTTTTATTTACCACTGTAAACAACGCAGGGTTTTCGGTTAGCTCCATATATGTCTGGTACAATGCCAACTGAGTTGCGTATGTTTTGTTCGCTTTTTCTACACCGTGACGCACAAATCCTTTGAACTTGCTGTCGTTTGCTGACTTGCATTCCCACAGCGCGGGGTAGCCCATATCAACATCACCACCACAGATCACGCCATCTATGTGACCGCGTATCTCACCATCTGCGATTGAGAACCCGAACTGGCCTCCATCCTTATCTTCCGTTCTTAGATCGAAACCAGCGTCTTTCAGCCACTTTGCGGCGTAATCCTCAATCTCATGCCCGAACTGAAAGATGCGCAGTGTCTTGGCGCTAAACGCTTTGTCAGGGTCTATTGGGTAGTTGAGGTATCTGTATTGTATTTTGCGCGAGCATTCATCGCCAATACTGGATGCGCCGATATATTTTCTGCGCTCCCTCTTTGTTTCGCTAGAAACGATAGCCTTGTCTACGGCTTCTTTGATGCTTTCTGCTACATGATCCACCCTAGAATGGGATTGAAGTAGAGGGCCAAGTGCCTGTTGACTTAAAGTAAGTGTCTTCGAGGGTTCCAATTTCAATCTCCGCTGCTAGTTTTTGTGATTCTTGTATGCCAAATATCAATGTCTGGACTTGTTGTTCGGTGAGGTCACAAAACCTTTTATCCCACCCGAACTTACCGAGTATATGTGCCAACTCCTTCATGGGCTTTGGCGCTGTTGTTACGTCATTCAATGTATTGTCTCCTCTTCTTCGATTGAAAATAAATCTATAACTTTATTTATCTGGTCTGGGTCAAGCTCATTATTTCTGAAGCCCAAATTGAGAACTTCTTCGCCGTGAACCATGATGCTTGCGCTTCCGAACATGACCGTATTATCTGCCTCTTCGATCCTGTCGTTGATGATCTCATTAGCCACGGACTGAACTTCCTGCATGTCGTTGCTGTTTTTTACCCAGCACACGATTTCGGACTCAGAGCTTTCTACATTGCCCTGATCAGTCTCAACCATAAAAAGATACATTTCGAATCTTGGCATTAACTTTCCTTATTAGACAATTCGTTGCCGCACGCCAAGTAACCACAGCCGTCAATCCAATTGTCTGTATTTTGAGGGTTGGATTTTATGCGAGCAATTTTAAGCATAGCCATCATAGCCCCTACGTCATGCGGTCTGATTAGCGTGTCTAAATAAATTGACCAGAGATTTGCTATGGTTGTCAGGTTTGACTCCATATCACCATGCGTTGCGGCGCGGTCTTTAGTAACGTATTCTTTAGCAGTATCTAATGTTTCAGACCTTTCCATAGTCTTCTCCCGTTATCTTTTTCCAGTTATCTGCGATCAGTCTATCAATTTGTGTGCGATTAAAATAGTACCCCAAACAACAAGCTGCTTTGTACTTAGTCCACGAGAAATCCATCTCGCTTACTTGCACGCCATTATTACGCAAAAGCTGTTTCTGCTTTGGTGTTGCCGCTTGGTTTAACCAACGCTTTGATTTGTTTGCGGCAGTGCTGTCTTCGATCTCTCTGAGGAAATCATCTGCCGCTGACATGGCTTGTACCTTTTCACCGATGGAAACGATCCTAGCACGCCCATTCTGCGCCTTTACAATGGCAACCCAGTAATTTCCGACCTTGCCTACCATAGAGAAGCCATTGAAGCCTGTAGCCATCATCACAGTGCCTGAGCCATACGGATCAATCCACATGAACGGAGACAGTTGCATGAGGTCATACTCTGTCATTACGAAGTCGATTAGCTCGCTCTTCTCGCGTAACTCGAACACATGTTCGCATATCGGACAGATTCTCGTATTAGATGCAACTTCGCTTTCGCATTCTGGACACACTTTTGTTGGTGCGTCACCGCCTGCGTTTTTCTCTGCGCCGTCTAGGTTCGCTGTTTCGTCCAGTGCGCCATGCGTAATGATGGACGTACCGAAATCCATAACGATGCAATCTGTTTTGATTGTGTCTGGNTAAATCTCAGGATCGACGATGCGCAGTCCACGACCAATCATCTGCACCATTGTACCCTTTTGTGAGCATGGGCGCGTAAGAACCACACACGCCACAGGTGGAGCGTCGAATCCTTCTGTTAGAACCATGACGTTTACCACAACTTGCAGATCACCGAACTCCAGATCGTGAAGCATTTCAGCGCGATCTTCTTTAGGTGTTTCGCCCGTTACGAAGTCAGCGCGAATACCAGCGCGTAAGAATGCTTCGCAAACATGTTCGGCATGTAGAACGGTTGAACAAAACACGACAGTCTTTCTGTCGCCTGCTTTGTCTTTCCATTCATCCACAATGCGTTCGTTGATCACACTGCGATCCATAATCGCGGCGACCTCTTCCATGTCATATTCTTTGCCGCGCTTTGTGACCCTATCAAGTTGATCACCCACGCCCAAATCAATCACATAGCTTTTAGGGCGAACAAGAAAGCCTTCGCGGATTAGGGTTGCCAACTCGATTTGGTGTGCGCAGTTGTTGAATACTCCGCGCAATCCTTTGCCATCACCGCGATTTGGTGTAGCTGTAAAGCCCACAATCTCTGCGTTTTCGTTGTCTTTGAGAACTGCGTCGATTACCTTGGTGTATGTTGGAGCCGCGGCATGGTGGCCTTCGTCAATCACAACCATATCGAATAAGGGTCTGTCTCTAAGGTTACGATCACGAGACATCGTTTGAACCATAGAAAATACTGCATCACCTTCCCAGTGCTTGACTGTGCCGTTGACGATGCTTGTAGAGATTAAAGGGTTTACGCGCTCGAACTTCTCTTTGTTCTGGGAAACCAATTCGTCTCTGTGCTGTAGGACAAGAACGCGCTTGCCCTTTTTGTGTCGCTTGCCAACTAGCGCGGATAACATGATTGTTTTCCCTGCGCCTGTCGGTGCTACGACTAATGTGTTGTTGTGCTTGTCCAACGCTTTACAAGCGTCAGATACAGCAACCTCCTGATAAGGTCTGAGTAACATATTTATACCTATTTGCTAGAATAGTAAGTTGGGGGGTTCGCGGCCCACGGCCCCCCTATCCGTGGTCTAGCAGGCGCGGAATGGCCCTGCCGCTAGATTATTTCTGCGCCCAAGAAGGAACTGCACCGCTTGATTGTGCAGTAGCTTGTGGTGCGGCAACATTAGATGCAACGGATGTTTGCTGCATTGGGATGCTACCTTGAGGCAGAAAATCATTACTGTTCGGCGTGATTGCGGCTAACAACTGGTTGCTGTCTTTATAGCCGTTCGTGCCTTTCTTGATGCCTACTTTGGCACAAATCTCCATGCCACTCAAGTCCATCATACCGCTGATGTTGCGGTTTTGCTGTGCTTGTGGCGACATATCTGCGGGATCAATACCGCGTGCGCTTTCAACAATCGACTTGAGCGTCCGTAGCCCAATCTCTTTTGCAAGAGGCATACCGCTTTGGCCTAGCTTGTCACCATCGACAAATACGCTGTGCCAGAACTTACGGCGATCATACTCGCCACCGATGATTGTGAACTCAAGGTTCATCCACTTAGCCGATGTGCTTTGTGATTTCTTGAACCATGCGCCCTGACCGAACTCAGGGATTTCGATGTCGCCCATTTGAACAAGGATCACGGCACGAACGACTGTTCCGTTCGGGATCAGTGTGAACTCTTGGTTCTGTGGGTTTTCATCTACGGGTACATTATTAAAGTTTAACATTATGCTTCTCCTTCGCTAGAAGTTTGAGTTGATGGATCGACAAACGTAAGATCGTTGTCGGTTAATGGTGAGCCAGTATTCATCTTTTCAATCAATTTTCCAAGATGCGGCTCTTCAAGAGTGTCTAGTCTTCCAGAACGGTCTTTGGCTGGATAGCCCCATTCGTTAAGAGGTTGACACACAAACGCCCTGTATTGCCCATGATCACCTGACAGAATAGCCATAGTGATAACTTCATCAACAATTCCGGGCAATTCTCTGCCTGTTTTTGCTCCTTCGATTTGAAGGTTATATTGCTTGCGACCATAATCGTCTGTGACTTCATCTAAGATGCCAACAAAGATCACGTTCTTTGATCGAATGTGTTGGATGTGCGTAAGCCACGACATCATTTCACGCCCGTGCATTCCATATACTGCGCGAGTATCGACCTTGCCAGACCGCTCAGAACGTGCTTCTGGTTGCTGTAAGCACCACTGAAAGCACAAACGTCCTGCCACGGTGATTGAGTCCACAAACAACGTATCGTACTTCTGCCACACCTCTGAGGTATCGCCATACATCTGCGCCACATAATCGTAATGCGACTGACTATATGGTTGATCGTCAGAGAGTGATGGGTTTGCACCACCTAAGAAGCACGCGAGGTCACGGCATTCCACCCATGTTCGAGGACGAACAACGTCAATAGGATGCCCTTCGATAGCGGCATCGCCTGCTTCCAAGTCCATAAACAACGTTGTTGACGGGTTGAGGGTTCGAGCAAGTGTGGTTTTACCCACACCGCTCTGACCACACACCACAATCTTATGACCTTTTTTCTCAGCCATACGCTGATCTGCTGTAATGATTTGTAGAGTCATTGCTCTAACTCCTCTACCTTGACTGTTCCCACTTGAACAGTGCGACACTCTTCAAGCTCTTCCTTAATTGCAGGAGGAGCCGCTGTGAATTTACGCTCTTCTACGGCGAACGTCAGCTTGCCGTAATGTTTGGCGTTCTCTGGCGACATGTTGTTTAACGTGTCACGCAGTTTGTCCTGATCCCATGTGACCTTCTTGCCCACAGTGACCTTTAGCCTTTGGTTGCCTTCTGCGATTTGCGCAGTGCCAAAGTCCTTGCCATGCGAACGCAAAATGTCTCGCGCTACTGGCAAAAATGTATCTGATAGTTGTTCTTCAACGTCTTTGAGTTCAAGGCGCATCTCACTGATAACGTGCTTGAGTTCGTCTCGACGCTCGAATAGCTCACGACTGTTCATGTCCATTCCTTTCCGCTTTGAGTTACTAGAGTCCCAACTATAACCATATGGTGTGGGTTGGTGTCAAGAACTTTTTTTAGAAAGAAATATCTCAATGCCAAGACAAGCCTTCATGAGCTTCTTTTTTAGCTTAAACTCAGGCGTTTCAACGCCCTTGGCGTCTTCGACAATTTCATGCCACACGCCGTCTTTGTCTTCGCGCTTGTAGCGGAAGTCAGCAATGTATGCACATATCTTTTGGTCATTAACGATTAGGTTGTAACGAACTTGTAGCTCAAGGTCTTTGACCGTCCCTGCCCGTTCGAGTGACTTTATGTATAGATACCGCTCCGATTCCCATTTCGAATCAAACTTAATGCCTTGCACAGTTACCTTTTTGTTTCCGTATTTGGGTCTTGACCCACGCCGCTTGGGATTATATACAGGTGAAAAGGTCATTTATGGGAAGGAGACTCCAATGCCAAACCCCGGAAAATATAAATCCGTAGGTGTTTCTATCGACGCTTACGACAAACTGGTTGCCATCGCGGATCATGAGGATCGTGCAATAGGACGACAGCTTGCACGCATGATCGAAGAAACATACGAAAACATCAATCGTAATGTCAAGTCTTCCTACACGCTGCCTGCTAGTTCAGGAATTGGTGGGCTGGCTTCTGTTATCGAAGACTAGAGTAAGCCTGCGTTACCCAAACCACCCAAAAGTGCAGAAGCAATATAAGGATTGGACTTTGCGCGTTCGCGCAAGTTCATTTGCTGTTGAGCAAACCTTGGGTCTATTGATTTAGTTATTTGCAAATCTTCCATNACTGTNGGCATTGCAACTTCTGGAACACTTGTTCGGGCTGGAGCGGGGCCAACAGCTTCTTGATCCGCCAGCAACGCTCTCGCGCCACCTTGACGAATCGCAGTCTTTCCACGGTTAGCGGCTTGCAATCCAGCAAGCAAACCTTGCCCAGCACCAGTTGCTCGCTCTGTAAGAGAGGCACCAGAGCCTGTGACCTGAGCAAATGATTCATTCAGCACCTGTGATAAACTTTGCGCGGTAGCTTGTGGGCTTGTTCGACCAGCCTTTAATTCTATTGCGGCCCTTATGGTTTGTGGGTTGTTGAGCACATAGTTTAATGCCTTAAACCTAATTCCTTTTTTGAAGTTTTTAGCTGGGTTTGTGACCATTCCTGTGCGAATAGCGTCTGCCGCCAAAGAGCCTGCGCCAGTTTTACCAGTATCGCTCAGGAGAACTAGCATGTCAGAAAGCTCTTTAATATCTGCAACCTGCTGTTTACCCAAAACTTTGTTTAGCATGTCTGGCTTGTAAGCCTCTAACGCCTTCCGCAGCGAAGACGCTGCGGCTTCATTTACGAATATATCTTCGTCTACTGAGCCAAGAATATCACTTACAATTGTTCGTTTTATTGTTTCTTTGGCTGCGTCATTGCCGTCAAAGAACTTCATAACTCTGTCCATTTGTGAAGCAGAAGTGTTCTTGTTTAAAAGAATAGTAGCTGCTTCTTCAGGCGCTATAGTCCCATCAGCCAAATTCTTCAGGGCCTTGGAGGACAATG